TTAGGCCGCTTCGGTGTCGGCTATGCGGAAGAGAGGGAAATCCTTTTCTGGTAGTTCTGGTGCTTCGAAACTATTGAAGTATTTGTAGAATTTAGGACGGAAGCATATTTCAAAAGAACGAGTAAAAATAGAGAATATCATAGAGAGAATCCCGGAGATTTTGTATCCGGTACGAATATCTTTTTGTTCTTTATCAATATGAATAAAACGGTCAACACGAGTAGCATAAGAAATATTACCAAGAGTTTTTACATACATAAGACAAGTGGTTAATTCTCGAATTTTACGGTCAACACCATCATATTGCTGAGTAAACCAAATCACATCACAATAGTAATGGCGATGAAGAATAAAATACTTTTTGACAGCTTTAGCAAACAGTTTGAAGTCTCTGTTATCAGCATAGAGAGATATTTCATCAATAAGAATCACAGAACCGGACATATCATATTTTCCAAGGTCAGACCATTCAAAAAGATAGCAACCATCCACGGGATAATCTTTCAGGACAAAGACCCTAATCCCCTTAGATATATACCTTTGGGCAATTTTGGCCAAAAAAGTAGACTTACCGCAACCGGGCAGTCCGAAATATCCTTTAATCATTTTACACCACTCCTTTTCAGGTTACAGAGGGTACAGGCCAGCCCATTCGGGGTGGCCTGTACCCTCCAATCACAGTACAAGACAAAACACCATATCAGAGGGACAACACATTATACAAGGCGCTTAAACAACCCGATAGAACCACCGACCGCCCACATAGCAATGCCGAGACACAAGACAGGATTCGCGGTAACAAGAGTAATCATGTCAACAGTCGATTCGACCATAAAAGTAAAAGCAGAAGTCAAAGCAGCAGGTATAGTTATCACCTCCATAAATTAAAATATAAGTATAAAAACAGGTTAGACCAAACGCTTGAACAAACCGATGGCGCCGCCGACAGCCCACATGGCAATACCAAGACACAGAACCTCATTAGCAGTAACCAACGCAATCATAGCGACAGTTTGATTCACCATAAAGGTAAAAGCAGTAGTAACAGCAACAGGTATAATATTCACCTCCCCTACCAGTTATTTAAAGAATCGTGTAGTCAACCCTGATATGGCACCGAGAAAGAAAGTTAAGATAAGTGAGCAAATAACCACAAAGAAAACGCCGGCGATTATGTACCGTATGAACTGCATATCTGTAGGAAAGGTACCGAGGACAGAATCCAGAAACTGGAGTATGGTCATTTATCTTTCCCCCTTTTCTTTTTAGGTAAATCTGATTTAAATTTAGCTTTTCCTCCTGTAGATATGAATATCTGGAAGAGCAAAAACACAAGACCGCCTACGAGGAGAGCAATGGTTAGAATGTTCATTCAATATCACCTCTAAAAACAAATATTCGAAAAAGATTGACACAGCCGAGCAACAAGGCCGCCGAGACGAGGATGGAAAAAAAGGAAGCACCCACAAAAGAATTAATAACCGTGTTAAAAACAGAAAACAGATTAGACAAAGAAATCATATAATCACACCTTGAATATAATAGGCTTGAGCCATTTAAGGAAAAGCCAGAGAAAACCGAAGGTCAGGCCAGCATACAGGCAATACCGCAAAAGGGTTGTAAGAGTAGCCATATTAGAAATAATAGTATCAACTTTACCCATGAGGTTATTGTTATACAAATATCTGTAAATTTGTTCAGACCAATAATCAGTTACATTCAAGTAAAAACCTCCCTAAAAAAATTGCTTTTCCTCTTCAGACGGGCCACCTGATTCTTTGTAAGCCTTGTGTGTTTTGGAAGCGTTTTCGGCCACGTTATCAGCATTTACACGATTTACAAGGGCTTTCATGACGATTCCGGCAAAAGCAAGATAGAATATGAAGTCAATCCAAGAAACGTTACCAATGCCGATTTTAAAGCCTTTGAGCATGGTGTAGACTTGACCTATCAGAGTGAAAAAATATTGAAATCCTGTAGACACTACTCACCACCTCCGTTCCGGCCAACGATGATAAAGATAACGGATACGGTAATAGTAGCCGTGGAAAAGGCCAAGAGAAAAGGCGGGAGAAAGAGCATAGAACCGGTAAGCATTTCAATACACTTAGGTATGAGCATAAGGAGCTGTATAAGACCCGTCACCAACTGAATAACAAAGTCTATTATCATGCCGAAAAAATCAATGATTTGGTATAAAGCTTCGAGCATTATACAGCCCCCTTTTTTAGTCTTTGTTGGATTTCTTACCGATAATGAAGATAGCCAGTCCCATAACACAGGAGAACAGGAGTATAGAAGCGTACTCAGGGCCAAAGCCATTCATAACATTGACCACAAATAAACGCATGGAACCGGTTGTTTCGTTGTCCCAAGAATCCATATCGAAGTCAATAGCGCCCTCTACCTCAGACTGAATCTCTTCATCTGTTTTACCGCCAAGGGCATCGTCCTGAGCCTTTTGAGTTTTGGAAGAAGCGTCATCAGCTTTGGAAGAGGTATCAGGCCGGGGAGAATACGCAGTAAGAAGCGCACGCTCCACACGAACAAAAGCGGAGGAGACAGGAAGCACATTAGTTCCGGTAGCAACCACATACAAATTATAGGCACCCGAGGCAGAACAATAAAAATCAGCCTTAAAGTTATTTTCACCATTTTGAGCGGTCATTCTCCGTGAATTGACCAGCAACGCACCGGTAGCAACATGAGTAATCTGAATAGTAACCTCAGGATTCACATATTCGCCCAACCAATATTTAAAATCAAAAGAATACTTACTATCAGCGCGCAAATCAAAAGTATCATAATTAAACCCTAACGTCCGGCCGGAAGGATTCGAGGTGAAAAAAACACGAACACCACCGGGTGAAAATGAAAGCTGTGTACCATAAGGCGGAGCAGCTGACCATCCATATAAAGATTCAATCGGATAACCATTAGTAATTACATTTTCAGCCGCCGAAACCGGAATCATGAAAAGGGTGCAGAGTATGCACGCAATAACGACTACAGAAACACACTTTACACCCAGCTTCAT